GCAGAGGGCGGCTATCTTGTTCCAGATGAGTTTGAACGAAAACTGGTGGAAGCGTTGGAGGAAGAGAGCATTTTCCGCCAGATGGCAACGGTCATCAAAACTTCCAACGGCGACCGCAAAATTCCGATTGTGACTTCCAAGGGGGAGGCTGTCTGGATGGACGAAGAACAGCAGTATTCTCTTTCTGATGATACGTTCGGACAGGCATCGCTTTCCGCATATAAGCTTGGAACAGCGATCAAGATTTCTGAAGAACTTCTCAATGACAGCGTATTTGACCTGCCGTCCTACATTGCAAAAGAGTTTGCAAGAAGAATCGGTGCAAAGGAAGAAGAGGCGTTTTTCGTTGGTGACGGCAAGGGAAAACCGACCGGCATTTTCAATGCTACAGGCGGTGCGGAAGACGGCACTTCCACCACAGGTGCAAGCATTACATTTGATGATGTGATGGAACTCTTCTATTCTCTGAGAAGCCCGTACCGCAAAAAGGCGGTGTGGGTGCTCAATGATTCTACGGTTAAGGCACTTCGCAAGTTGAAGGACAACACAGGCAATTACATCTGGAGTCCGTCTGTGCAGGCTGGTGTTCCGGATACAATCCTCAATCGTCCTTACAAGACATCCAGCTATGTGCCGGAAATCAAGGCAGGCAACAAGTGCATGGCATTTGGCGACTTTAGTTATTACTGGGTAGCTGACAGACAGGGACGCTCCTTCAAGAGACTGAATGAACTCTTTGCTATGACAGGTCAGGTTGGTTTCCTTGCAAGTCAGCGTGTGGACGGAAAACTGATTCTCCCTGAAGCTGTTAAGACACTGACTATCAAGAAAGCGTGATGCTATGATTACGCTGAAAGAGGCGAAAAATTATCTGCGAGTGGATTATGAGGAGGACGATAGTCTGATTCAGAATCTGCTTTCCACAGCAAAAAATCTGGTAATGGACGTTGGCAGAATGGACGAATCAGCACTTGCTGAAAATGAAGATACGGTGCGGACAGCGATGCTTTTCGCACTTGGTTATCTTTATGAAAATCGAAGTAATCCCGATTATCAAAAGCTAACGCTGAATCTTCGTTCAATTCTGTTTGCACAGCGAGAGGGTGTGATGTAATGGAAATCGGAACTTTGAATCAGCGAATCACTATTCTGGAACACAGGACTGTTATTGATGAAATCGGAAACCACATCACCAAATGGGAAGAAACGTTTTCTCTGTGGGCAAAGGTAACTGTAAAAACAGCAAGTGAAACAACTGATGTAGGAGTTGCCAAAGAGGTGCAGAAGCTGGAATTTCTGGTTCGTCAGAGTCCTGCCTCGCTGAACATCAACAGCACCAATTTTCGTATTCTCTTCAGAAACAGCATCTACAATGTCACCGGAATTACTCCTTTATACGACCACAACAACTACATGAAAATCGAGGGTGAGATAAGAAAGGCAGGTGCTTCCGATGACTACAGTTGATGCGATGGCTGATGAGATTATGAAAGGTCTGACGGAATATGCAGACCTTGCAGATACGTCAATGAAAAAGGCGGTCAGAAAGACTGCAAAGTCTGTAAAAGATGAAATATCCGCCAACGCTCCAAAGAGAACAGGTGCGTATTCAAAAAGCTGGACTGCCAAAAAGACAAAGGAAAACAGCCATTCTCTTGAAATGGCTGTACATTCCAAAAACAGATATCAGCTGGCACATCTCATTGAAAAAGGCCATGCCAAGCGTGGCGGTGGTCGGGTATCCGGCAAACCGCATATTGCTCCTGCAGAAGAAAACGGTGTGCAGCTTTTTGAGAAACTTATAGAGGGGGCGTTGTCATGACCTACGAACAGATCGCAGAAATGATAGAGGAAATGGGACTGCCTTTTGCCTATCATCATTTTGCCGAGGGTGAAAGCCCTGCACCGCCTTTTCTCATTTTTCTTTCACCTGGAGAGAATACATTTTCTGCGGATAATTCCATGTATTTCAGTTTTAAGATGCTGGATATTGAACTTTATACAGACGTTAAGAATCCTGAACTGGAAAATCAGATCGAAGAGGTTCTGAAACGTCATGAGATTTACTACACAAAATCAGAAGTGTGGATAGAGTCGGAAAGGCTCTATGAAGTGCTTTACGAAACGGAGGTTTAAGTCCTATGGCAAACAAAAAGAACAAGGTCAAATTCGGTTTGACCAATGTACATTACGCTAAAATCAAGGACTGGGTAACCGATGCCAGCGGAGCCAATCTGACACCAGTCTATGTGAATCCGGTGCGTCTGCCGGGTGCGGTTTCCATTTCCATTGATGCAAACGGCGAAAACGAAAATTTTTATGCCGATGACATCGTATACTACGTAATTTCCAACAATTCTGGCTATGAAGGTGATTTGGAAATTGCCCTGATTCCTACAGATTTCTCTACAGATATTCTGGGAGAAATCCTGGACAGCAACGGCGTTTTGGTGGAACGGAATGATGATGAAGTATCACAGTTTGCGTTGCTGTTTGAATTCACCGGAGATAAGCGGAAGATTCGCCATGTTCTCTATTGCTGTTCCGCCTCCCGTCCGGCAACAGAGGGACAGACTACCGAGGACAGCAAGGAAGTAAAGACTGAAACCATCTCCATCAAGGCTTCGGCTCTGCCGAACGGTCTGGTAAAGGCAAAGACCTGTGAATCCACAGATGCTTCTACTTATGATGGCTGGTACAAAAACGTATACACACCGGCAGCCGGAACGACTTCCAAGACCACTGTAAAAGCGTAAGGAGGGTGCAGTATGGCAATTCAGAAGAACATCACCATTGACGGCATTGATGTGCCGTTTAAGGCGAGTGCGGCAGTCCCCAGATTGTATCGTCTGAAATTTCGCAGAGATATTTATCAGGACTTTGCAGCACTGCAAAAGTCTGTGGGAGAAAATACAGAGAAATCTTCCGCACTGGACATTGAAAGCCTTGAGGTATTTGAGAACATCGCCTATATCATGGCAAAACACGCTGCTCCGGAGAATGTTCCTGATAATCCGGACGACTTTCTGGAACAGTTCAACACATTCAGCATCTATGAGATTTTGCCGCAGCTGATCGATCTCTGGGGTTTGAACGTAGAAACGCAGGTCCAGTCTAAAAAAAACATCGCCCGATTGACCGACCGATGACCACACCACTATTTTTGTTGCGGTGCGTTCAGCTTGGTTTGTCAATGGGCGATTTGGATTTTTTGACCATTGGTCTGGTGAATGATATGTTCACCGAACGAGAAAATGACGATTTCAAGTATGATTCTCTGGCAACGCAGGAGGATTTTGATGCGTTTTAACCTATATGATGTGTTTCCACAGCCATTCCTGCAATTGTCGGTCATCCATTTCACCGGCTGCAATTCCGAGAATCATTTGAATCAATTCATCGTCATCATATTCCACTTCAATATGATTCAGAGAAAGAAATACAAGCATTGTATGCGTGCCGATTCTTTTATTTCCATCTACAAACGCATGATTTTTTATCAAACTGTATCCAAGACGAGCTGCTTTTTCTATGATTGTCGGATATAATTCTGCATCATCAAACGTTTGGAAAGGTGCATTCAATGCCGAATCCAGAAGTCCTTCATCACGAATTTCCGCTGAGCCGCCTGATTCCTTCACCAGTTCTTTGTGAAGCAGCATTACCTGTTCCTTTGTGAGTCGTTTCATTTGGCAAGTTCCTCATAAACAGCAGCGTTGCGTTTCATCAGTTTTTTTGAAACAGAAAGCACTTCTTCATCCGATGCCGTTTCCGCTTCTTCTGTGTCTTCAATCATTCTGACTTCATAACGGGGCTTATTATTTTTGAAAATAACGGCCGTTCCATACCGGTCTACGATTCTTGTTACCATGGAAAAATTCTGATTTGCTTCTGTCATAGAAATAATTGTGTTTGTATCTATCATCATACGAACACCTCCTTGCTCTTATTATACCATATTGTTAGGATAAATTCAACCTATTTTTTGAAAAAGGCAGGTGACCCCCATGGCAAACCGCATCAAAGGCATCACCGTAGAAATCGGCGGCGATACCACCAAGCTATCCAAAGCCCTGGAAGGTGTCAATCGGGACATCAAGGGGACACAGACACAGCTGAAAGATGTGCAGAAACTGCTGAAACTTGACCCCACCAACACCGAACTCTTGTCCCAGAAGCACAAGCTGCTGGCAGATGCGGTGTCTGCCACCAAAGAAAAGCTGGAAGTACTGAAAACTGCGGCAGAACAGGCAAACACTGCTCTTGCAAATGGTGAAATTTCACAGCAGCAGTATGATGCCTTACAGCGTGAGATCATCGAAACCGAAAACGAACTGAAACGCCTGACCACAGAAGCAAACAATTCTCACACTGCCCTGGAAAAGATGGGCGTTTTGGGTGAAACGCTGCAGTCCGCCGGGGACAAAATTTCCGGTGTGGGACAAAAGCTGCTGCCAGTCACTGCCGGTGTCACGGCTCTGGGCACCATTGCTGTGAAAACTGGTGCAGACTTTGATGCTGCTATGTCCAAGGTAGCGGCGGTATCCGGTGCGACCGGTTCAGAGCTGGATGCCCTCCGGGAAAAAGCCCGTGAAATGGGCAGTAAGACAAAATTTTCAGCGAGTGAAGCTGCGGAAGCCATGAACTATATGGCGATGGCAGGCTGGAAAACCAACGATATGCTCAGCGGTATCGAAGGCATCATGAATCTTGCCGCCGCCAGTGGCGAAGATTTGGCATCTACTTCAGACATTGTCACAGACGCTCTGACCGCTTTCGGTTTGTCTGCTTCGGACAGCGGACACTTTGCGGATATTCTGGCGGCTGCAAGTTCCAATGCCAATACCAACGTCAGCATGATGGGCGAAACTTTCAAGTAT